CGGCGGCGTGACCTCGCCCCACCCGGCACCGACCCATGACGAGAGCAGCGGCAGCCACCCGGTTGTGCTGGTGTTCTCCGGCTGGATCGTGACCTTCACGAGATGGTTGACATTGTCGTAGCTGGTGATGACGCCCCACCGCGGCTGTGCGACGAGGTTTATCATGGCGGCGACGTGGTGCTTCAACGATGCCAACATGTAATCGAAGGCGGCGCTCATCAGAGTTCGACGACCGTGGAGCGCGTGCTCGTATTCTTGGCGCGCACGCTCATCGGAAAGCCCTCTCTCTGCGACATGTTGTAGGTAATCGTGTCGACGAAGTAGGTCTGGTCCCAACTCGACGATGTGCCCTGCACCAGGATGGGCGTGCGCGGCGTCAGCGCGAGATCGCCCGGCGCGTCGAAGGTGATGACGCGCTCGTGGGCGGACAGCGTGCGGAGGATCTGCTGCGCCCGCTGGAGTGCCGCGTCCTGCGACAAGTTCGGGAAGACGTAGCTGTAAAGCTGGGTATCCGTTCCGACCTGGTTTGCGGAGACGAACGGGCTGGCACTCTTGGCACCGATCGCGCGAACCGACTTGGTGAAGCCCTTCTCCGCGCGGCTGTTCCAGGAATGCACGTCGACCTGAATGTCCTTGGCCAGCGTGTAGGACCGCATGAGCTGGATCCGCGACGCATTCGCCGACGCAAAGCTGCCTGCGGTCTGCCCCGCCGTTAGTTTAAGCACCCACGGCGTGCTCGACGTAGGGCCCGGGCGCTGGAAGTAAAGGACGTTTCCCTGCACCCACAGGTCGAAGCCCTCGTGCTGCGCGAGGTCGGTGAGCAGATCCCACTCGTTCACGGTGTGCGAGAACTGCGCGCCCGATATCATGACGTGGTCGATATGGTAGTAGGTTCCCACCAGAGTCGTCGTCGCGGTCACGGTGCTGTTGCCGTTCGCGTCAACCGTCTTGAGGCCATGCTCGCCCGCGAGAAGCTTAGCGATCTCAGAGCTCGTCTTGTTCTGGTAGGCCTTCTGCGTTTTCGTCTGGATCAGCCGCTGCGTCAGGTCGCGCCCGTCGAGCGAGAGAGTTCCGCGCGTGGCGTCCCATGTGATGTTCTCGGCCTCGCCGGCGAACACCGTCTGGAACGTCGCCGCATCGGTGGCAAACTGAAGCTCGACGAGCGCCGGCGGGTTGATGTCCCACCACCGGGCGGTCGTCGGCGCGGCGTTGGCTGCGGCTTCGATCGTGAACTTGGCCGCCTGGTAGAAGTTCGTCTGGACGATCTGCACGCTGATGATGCCCGCGACGGCGGCGCCGTTCACCAGAAGCTGCGCCCGTGGCTGCCGAACAAGCGATGTCGGTGTCGCGTTGTTCAGCGATTGGCTCATGGGTTCGGCAGTCCCGTCGAGGTCGAGGGGTCGATCGGATCCGGTATCGTGAGCGGAAACGGCGGCCCTTGCATCAGGAAGTAGTCAGACAGGTTGTTGGCGATGGCGATCCGCGGGGCCTGCAAAGCGTCACCGAGCTGCTGCGCGGCGATCGCCCAGAGGTTCCCGCCCGTGACGTAGATCGTCGTCGGCATCAAAGCACCTGGAAGGTTGGAGTAGGCGCGGTCGTCTGAACCGTGCCCGCGCCGCCCGCCCGAGCCGTCAGCACGTTGCCAGGCGTCTGCACGTTGGCCGCAGCAGCCCCAAGCGTGATGGCGGACGAGCCGACCTGCCCGGCCGCCTGCGACAACCCGGCGAGCGCGCCGGTCGCGCCTGCCGCCTGCACGATGCTGGTGGCCGTGCCATTGAAGGTGTTCTCAAGCGACGTGCCGATGTTGCCGATGTTCGTGTCGAGCGTTCCCGCGATCGACGTGGTGCTGCCGAGAAGACTGCCGACGGTCGACGAGCCTTCGGCCAACCCGCTGCCGGATGCCGCGATCGACTGCACGCCGGTAACGTCCTGGCTGAGCGTCGTGAGGTCCGGGATTGTCACGCCCACCGCGCCGGCGAATTGCGAGACGGTTCCAATCGCGCGCTGCGCGACGCCCGCCGTAGCCATGGCCGCGTTGCTCACCGCCGAGATGGCCGCGCCGACCGATGTCAGGGCGTTGCCTATCTGTTGCGTGACGGAGTTCTGCAGCGTGGCCGCCGTCGCGGCCGAGGCCGTCGTCGGGTTCGGCGGGACGACGTGGCATTCGATCTGATACGGGATGTTCGCGTAGCCGGCCTGGATCGTGAACTTGTCGATCAAGACCTGGAACGAGAAGCTGCCCCACGACAGGGTTATCGGCTGCGCGGCCTTCTTGAGCGCGGCCAAGCTCTGCGCCCGGGAATTGGCGTAGTTGCCCAACAGAAGGCCGCTCCACGAGATGCTGCCCGGATCGTCGCCCATGTCGTCGAAGACGCGGGCGCCGCCCAGTAGCCGCTGAATGACCCACGCTTGCGCGTAGGGCACGACGATCTGTGCCGGGATCTCGAAGTTGCTGAGCGTCACCGAACCGAGGGTGACGCCTGTATCCGAACCGCCGAGCAGACTCTGCAGCCCGGTCGCGCCGCCGGCGATGCCGGAGGCGAGGTTCGTGACCTGGCTGAGAAAACCGCTCATGGCGAAAATCCTGGACGGCCGGCCCAAGCCGGCGAGGCGCCGAAGCTGGCTCCCGTCTGGCCCGTCGGCGGTGCCGACATCTGCTTCGCGGTGTGATCGTCGACGCTCTGCATGAGGTCTTTGCCGTTGGTGACGACCACCGGCAGCGGGTTGGTCTTCGTGGCGATCGGCGCGGGCGGTGCGCCGCGCGGCGCACTGGAGCCGCCTGCGACGTTGAAGAACGGGTCGCCGGTCAGCTTAAAGGCCCACTTGTCGAGCGCGCTGAGAATGCCGACGGACTTGTCGGCACCGCGCCCGAAGTTGGGGTCGTACTTGTTGACGAGCCCTTCCGTGGCTGCCTCCGCCGCTTGCGCGGCTGCCAGCGAGATCGTTCCCCACAGCGACCCTTTGATCGCCGTCTTCGCGACCACGCCCGCGACGCTTCCGGCAGTGCTGAACCCGACCGCCGAGAGACCTTTGCCGAGAAGCGCGATGGTGCCGGCCACTATGGCGCCTTCTGCAGCGTGCGCAGCCGCGCCGGACCCGATGCTGACCGCGGTGGCCGCAGGGCCTCCGTGGTCTTGTCCGGCTCTCGTCAAGGCGTTCATCGCGGCCGTGATCTCGTTCATTCCGCCCAAGGCACCCTTCAGCGCCGGGGCCGCGAACACTGAGAGCAACGCATTCAAAGCGCCAGTAAAGGCAGCAACCTGCGTGATGGGCGACTGGTTCAACGTGCCGGTCAGGTTGAACGCTTCGGACTTGGACACCGCTTGCGCGTCTCGGGCAGAGAGCGGAGCCGTGCGAAGCAATTCGCCGAGCAGCGTGCCGCCGGGGATGCGGCTAGAGACCTGCTGCAGCACCTGGCTTTCGAGGATGTGCTTATCCTTGAAGTCGGCGCCCGTGAACGTCTTGCCGTATTCCTTCGTCAGGTACTTGTCGACGCTCGGAAGAAGCGTCTGGTTGTAGAAGTCGATCGGGTCGGTGATGGCCTGCATCACGACCTTCTCGTCGAGCGCGCCCGGCTTGAGCATGAACTGCCCGATGCCGATCTTGCGGACATCGCCGGGGTTTTTGACAATCCCCATCTCGGTCAGCATCTCGAGGACGCCTTGCGACATCTTGCCGCTCGAGAACTGCTGTTCGAACGACTTGAGGCCTTGGCCTGCGCCGCGAGGGTTCAGCGACTGAATGACCGGGAGCAGATACGGGATCTGCGCAGGGTCCATATTCGCCGCCGCCGTGCCGCCTGCGCGGAGGAAGGCGAGGAACTTGTTCGGGTCAACAGCGCCGTTCGAGACCGTCTCGAAGGCGAGCAGCATGTTGGCGACCTTCTGCGCGCCCGTTGCGTCGACTGAAGTCTTGCCGGTCGTCGGATCGGTCTTGCTGACCGCGCCCATGAACTCGGCAGACTTGAACACGCCCTCGAGCTGCTGATCGTAGGAACCCGCGTCAGGGCTGAAGGACTGCAGCGCAGTGCCGACTTTCAGGAACGCCGGAAGCAGCGTCTCGGCTTCGCCCTGGTTCTGCGTGAGCGAGAACAGCATCCGGAAGGCTTCGAGGTTTCCGACCACGTTGGTGCCGGGAACGGCGCGCTGCTGGTCGAACGCTGCGCGGATGACGTTCTGCACGTCGTCCGGCGACTGGCGTGTCTCCGCGGCGACCCGGATCGCTTCTTGCGAGACCTGGAAGGATGGGTCCATCAAGGTCTTCACGGTCTGGTAGATCATCTCGCCGGCGAACGCCGTGGTGGCGACGCCAGCTACTATGTGCATCGGGTTGACGCCGTGGCCGCCCTTCGGCGGGTTTGGGTTGAGCGTCGGGCGCGGAGTGAACCGCGCGTCAGGAGCCTCGCGTCCTTCCGGAGGCGGCACGTAGACCGTCGGCAGGCCGCCGTGCTCCGGCTGATACGGATCGCCGCTCGGAACGCCCGGCCCGTAGTTTCCGCCGCGGCCGCCTGAGCCGCCAGCCCCGCCGCTGATCGGCACGAGCGAGCCGCGGTTCGGCGAGGCGCCGAGCACGTCGGAGTGGTCCATGCGTGGGCCGACCGGGACGAGCGCGTTGCTCGGGCCGTAGGCCGGGCCGCTGAGGGAGAAGCCGTTGCTCGGGCCGGGCCAGGGCGTCCGCCCCGTCACGTCGGTCCGGCTCGTGTTCGGGTAGTAGGGAAGCGCGAGCGGCGCTTGGCGCGGCCCGGTCAGGAGGAGCTGTGCCGTCGGCGCGGCTGCGGTGCGGCTCGGGTCGCTGTACGTCGTGCCGCTGCCGCGGTTCGCGGCGGGCATTGCCGTCCCGCCGCCGCCTGCACCGATACCCCGGCTGGACGCTGCGGCTTCCTTGGTCGCCTTGGCCACGCTCTGCATCGCGCGAGCGAGGTTCTCGGCCATCCGCGTGGTGCCGCGAAGACCGGACGCCATGTCGTTCAGACCAGTCTGGATCTCCTGCTGCGCCTTCTGGACTTGCGCCATCGTGCGGAGAAGATCGTTCAGCGGGCCGAGCGGAGCTTCGGTGACGATTTCGATGTAGATTTTGTAAGCTTCGATCGCCACGGGGTTACTCCGTCAATAGCCGTCCCGGGGTGCCCCGTTGCCGCGCAGCGCCCAGACGACGCGACCTGCGATCATGTCGACAACGCGGTCTTTCAGCTTGGCCGCCGAGTGGCCGAGGAACGAGCGACCCGGTATCGGGAACCGCGCGTCCGGCGTGCCGAGCTCCTGCCAGATGGCCAGGTCGCCAACGTCGAGAGGCTCTTCTTCGTATTCGTGCTGCACGATCGCGCTTGGCACACCGACGCGACCGAGCAGTCCTTCGGTCGACATCTTGATGTGGTCGCGGAGAAGACCCTCGCGGAGCAGCGGGTCGTTCGCCGGATAGCCCTGCGAGACACGATCGTCTTTAGTGGCGTCTGCGAGTTCGGCCCACGGCGCGAAGCCTGGAACGTCGTCGCGTTGGTAGACGCCGATCTCGCTACGCGCCTCTTTCCATATCGCCAGCGTCGCGACTTCCACGCCGATCTCTGCGCCCGCTTTGGCGTCCGCCGGGAGTCTCGCCGCGAACTTTAGAAAGTCCCCGATGTTTCTGAACTCGCGCGGCATCAGTTTGGATCCTCAAACCGCCGCGTGGTCCAGTTGAAGACGCCGCGGCCTTCGAGTTGCCCGAAGATCGAGATATAGGCCAGCCGCCGCGGCCGGCTGAGTTTGAACGCTTCGGCATAGGGTACCCCGCATTTCACCAAGTAGAGGGTGTCTTCGAGGCCGGGTACCCTGGCTAGTTTTTTGCGGCAGCGACGACAGCGTCCTGCGCCGCTACAACGGGGTCGACCGCAGGGGCGGCGCCGTCCGCCGCCGGCTTGGCGTCGACGATGCCGTAGGAGTGCCGCAGAACGAAGTTAACGCCGTCCATCCCGAGCCGGTTGGCCAGGGCGCGCACGTCAATCTTCGTCTTCGGGAACTGCACCGGATGACCGTCGATGGTGCGAACCGAGGAAACAGCGATCGCGTAATTCAACCACGTTCGGTTGCCCGACGCCTCGTCTGCTGCTTCAATCACGTCCATCATCTCGCCAGGGTCGAGTTCCTGGAATCCGATCTTTCGACCAGCCGGGCTGACGAGTTCTTCTTCGATCGCCATGTGCAATTCCTATATCGGTTGAAGGTTTTAGGTGATCTTGTTGCGCGAGGTAGCCGTGCCCTCGAGCATCATCTTGACGGACTGGTCGCCGGAAAAGGTGCCGGCGTCCGACAGCTTCAGGGTGACGCCCGCGAACTGCATCGTCGAGGTCGGCGTGCCCGGAAGTTCCTTCACGTACTGGTACAGCGTGCCCGTCGTGTAGTTGCCATTGACGAGCCAATCCTGCTCCATCCGGCTGATGAGCGCGTCGACGATCGGGTCGCCGCGCTCGATGTTGAACGAGAACGTCCAGCCCTTCGGGAGCGCCGCGTCCATCTGCTCGCCATCCAACAGGTCGACGTGAATGCTCGCCGTCTGCTGGGCGCTCTTGAACCCCGTGACGTTGTTCAAGACCACCTTGCCGTAAGGCCCGATCAAGGTGAGGTTGCAGTCGCGGCCAGTCGTGAAGCCGCCAGTTCCAACAGCTATGGGCATCGGTTAGCTCCCCGCGCTCGCCAGGGACGTGACGACACTGGTGCCGCCCTGGAGGTAGACGTTGAAGTGCTCGGCGATGCCCTGGTAGGTCACCGTGACATCGGCGCGGACGTAGCCAAGCGCGACCTGCGCCTGCGTATTGTTCGTGTTGTTGCAGACGACCGAATACGGCAGCGAGCCGTCCGACAAGTTCGGAGCGAGCATGCCGGCCTGCAGCATCGCGAACAGGAAGTCGAGAAGCGTCGACGTGATGTCAGCGAGATAAGCGAGGTTGATGACTTGGCCGATGTACTGGCCCATGCCCGCGTCGAGCGTCGACGCGATGTAGTTCGTCAACCGCGTGTAATTGTCGCCGTTGATCGTCGCGTTCGAGGACGAGTTGTGGCCGAGACGCGCCGTCCAGATCGGGAGGTGGCCCGCGCCGGGGTTCGTCACGACATCAATGCCCGAGGTGAAAAGCAGCTCGAGATCGTTGACATCATACGAGTTGATCGTCGTCGAGCCCGGCAGGCCCACCTTCTGCGAACCGACCACGGAGGCGATCGACTTGTTGAGGCTGGACTGTTCCGGCGAGAGATTGGCGA